GCTACGTCGAATTTAGTATTGTCGCCATTTATTGTAAGTGTTCCGCCGTATTGAACACCTGTACCAACTATGTTATATAACAAGGATTGGTCAACTGGTGCTCCTTTACCGGATTCTATTTCAGCAATAGTTGTTCTACCGCAAGAATAGAAAGATGCTGTAGCAGTGTCAGATAAGTCAGTACAACCTTCTTGTACTACTAACCAAGCACGAGCCACGTCAAACGAGTTGTATGGATTGACTGTTATCGCTTCTTGAACTGCTTGAGCAGCCATTGCTTGTGTTTGATATACTCTCTGTCCATATTGAATATCAACTTGGTCTTTAGGTGCATAATAAGCAATGAATTGAATAGTCCATTTAAGTGTAGGAACTGCTGCTAATCCTGTTCCAGTATCATACTGATTTGGATCAATAACTGTTGCGGAGATAGGTGCGTGCCATACACCGGGAGTATCTTGATGATAATATTTAAACGCAGTAGCAGTAGACGCAACTGAAGGATATGTGCTTGGGTCAATTTTACTAGTTGACCAAGTAGAACCCATTTCGAATACGTGTCCTTCTGACCTATCTATATATAGATTTGTACCATTAGCAGAAAAGTCATTTCCATAAATATTAAACGAACCGATATTGATTAAATAATCAGCCAACTGTGCTTGTACATCAGTTATTGGATCAGGTTCGGTTAAAGCAAACTCGATATCGGGGCCGCGTAATGGATGATCTAACCAGCCAAGAACGATAGAGTTTCTACGAGTAATTTCATCCGGTGCATCTGCAGAGTGTATTATTGTTCCTGTGCTGTCTATATACAAGAAAGTTGTGTCTGCTGTTGCGATAAGAGGGCAAGCCATGGCAGTTTGTGTAGCCCACGATACCGGAGTATATACTGGATTAGTTGGATCCGTATAGTTGTCTAATATAAATCCTGTTCCTGCTGTTAAATCGAATTTTTGTGGGTCGGCATTGATAGTTAAAATACCACCAGTTAGTAAGCCTGAGGATAATAAATTATTGACTCTAGTGGCAACTACTGGAGATACATCTGTTCCGCTATAACCACTAATACCTTGAACACCACTATATCCACTAAAACCCGAATAACCGGATATATATCCACCACCTAATAAGTTACTTAATAATGACATATTTCCCCTTAATATCCGTAGAATAGAACATCACTACTTAGTGTGACACCTGTATTAAATGTTATTTGATTTGAACCAGTAACAGTATATGACTTTGTTGCTCCTTCCTGTTGTAAGACGCCCATTACAAATACTTGTAGATAAGATTTTCCAGAACCATTTGCGGTAGTTACCATCGTTGTATTAAAAACAGTCTGAGCAGCAGTAGCAACGTGTTCTTCGTATGCTGGGGCAAATCTTTGCCAGGTTTGTGTGGTTGATCCATTACTTGTTAGAACTTGTCCAGCAGTACCAGTGCTGCTATTCATTTTTATTGGTGCATTTAGATTGATTGTTCCACCGTTTGCTGTACTAATGTCTATACTAACTGCGTTGCCGTTTGCTGTTGCTGCTGCAATTCCTACTGCTGTATCACCTGTTGCGCTATTCGAAGCAGCAACCGTGATATTACCATTATCGCTAGGGCAATGTAAGTACATGTTGGCTGATGTACTACCGTCACCACCAAACAAGAAAGCATTCGCTCCATTTTGTGTAGGAGTTGCCGGCACTGTAACATCTATACCAACACACATTACAGAACTACCTTGAAGATTTACAGACTGGAATGTCCCTGTCTTATCCCATATTGTTACTTGCCCACCACCGCCTGTTGATAGGTAATTTCCATCACCGGAATATAGAGCAAAAGAAGGTGTTCCGTTTAAGTTGAAACCTTCTACCATACCACCACATATATCTGATAGAAGCGGATCGTACGGAGTGGTAGAACTAATATTAACTGTTGTGTGAGTTCCAGTTTTATTAGCAAGAGTAATTCTACTACCATTATCGGTTGTACTTGAAGAATTTCCTGCAATTATTTCTATACCTACACTTGTATCCGAGTTATTTAATATCTGATTTGAAGGTGTTGTACTTCCGTTACCCATTAGTTGGAGTGTGCCTGCGACAGTCGCATTATCTCCTAAAATTACATTTGGTCCAAGCCCTAACGCTAATGTACCGCTTGTTGTAATTGGGTTGCCAGAAACTGTTAGTCCGTTTGCTACTGAAACATCAACCGAAGTTACTGTTCCAGAACTAGTTCCAGTTGCTACTTTCTCCCAAACAGCACCGGTATAATTATAGTAATATAGTGCTTCGTTTGTCTTATCATATACTAAAGGTGTATGATTTGCTTTAGTAATTGGAACACCAGTTGGTGCTCCATTCATACCTGATAGATATAAGAAGCCGCCTGTAGCAGTTGTTGCTAATAATGTGCTTTCACCACCTATTATTACATTATGAGAAATATCGAGTGCAAGGTCTACAATAGTGCCACCGCCAGCCAATAGATATAATGGTAAAGCAGGACCAGTACCATTTATTGCCATTAATATCGCGCCACGAGAACTATTAATATCCATAACCATCAATGCATCGCCTGCACCTGATGTTGGGCTCGAAACATTATGTACTTGTAACCTAGATTGAGTGGCAGTTCCGTTTGGTACTAGAGAAACACGAGTAATACCGTTAGTGGTACTTGTTTGTATTAAAGATCTATTTAAGAATGTTGCGTTACTAAAATCGCCTAATAATTTCTGACTAGTTGCTAATGTAATATTACCAGTCGGCGATACACTTGTTGGAGTAATTGCACCTAACGCTAAAGTAATATCGCCTGCTGAAGTTACAGGACTACCTGTTACGCCTATACCAGTAGTTCCACTGATACCTACTGAAGTAACCGCACCGTTTGTACCGCTATATCCACTTATACCTACCTGACCTGAGTAGCCACTTAGTCCTTGAGGGCCAGCAGTAGCAACTACACGCCAAGTCGAACTATTATATGTGAATGTTACCATTACTCTACCAATATCAATGGTTAATGTACCATCACCCGAATCGAATGTTTGACCGTTTCCGTCTATTGTTAAATTATTAGTTGCGAAATTATTATTATCAGATATAATAATTACATCACCCAAGGTAGGTAATATAGGGAATGTCATTGTCCAAGGACCATTGGTTTGAGTGTCTACCAGATACTGTATGTTAGGTGTCGCAGTCATAGTATTCGATACTAATGTCCACTCTTTTAATATGCCCGAGTATCCACTTGTACCACTTGAACCACTAAATCCACTTACACCGCTGTATCCGCTTGTTCCTATACCAGATATACCAGACCAGCCACTCTTACCAGAGTAACCACTTAATCCTGTTGCGCCAGTTGCGCCTCGAATTTGGCCTACATTTGTCCATCCGCCCACTCCATCAGATACCCAACCGTCGCCTGTATCTAATGTCATCCACATATCACCATATGCAGCACCACTAGGTAAAGAAGCAAAGTCTGCTACTGATCCTCTAAGAATGGTAGAGAAACCATTCATACCTGAATAACCAGATGTTCCACTTGCTCCACTAAAACCACTATAGCCGCTTGAACCTGGGCCAGGGGTAATAGGTGCCCCATTAATTGTTAATTGATCTAAGTCGTCTAATGCTAAGTTGCCGACATGGCCGGTTGTACTGTTGTATAGACCCGAGATAGGTGCTAAAGCACTGGAAACTAATTCTACAAAAGCAGTAGTATCGTCACCATAGTTGACTTCGCCTGTGCTGGGCCAGTAAACTGTGGCTCCAAGAATGACTACTGGGATTGACATATGTGTTGTTCTCCGATTGACTGATAGTATTTACCTTCGTGAAAAAAGGGTGCCCTTTCGAACACCCTTTTGCTTAATTAAGTTCTAATTAAGAAGTAACGCCTGTAAATTTAACACAAACGGCTGGTTTTGTAACCAACAGCGATTGCTGACTAAAAATACGGAATGTAAATCCAGCAGTTGTTGGATTTTGGATGAAAATCTGGCCATTGTCTGTACCAGGGATGTTAAACGAAACATCGCTAGAACCAATACGCACAGCACGGTCAGTTGGGAACATAAATGCTTCGCCTTCCTTAACATACTTGTGAGCCATAACTGTCAACTTACCATTTTGGCTGAAGAATTCTAACGCTTCGAAGCCGTTTACTGCTTTCTTAGCACTGTAAGAACTATCCAACATACGATATGCTACTTGTTCAGTAGACAACGATTGCCATACGCTTGGGTTAACATAAAGATCTACATCTTCTGCTAAACCGCGAGCAGCAGCAACAGCCACACCTGCTTGGATCTTAGCCAACGATAATGCACCACCCACTGCAGAAGTATTTGCCTTCCAAAGTGAATATGTAGCAGCATTGATACCAAACATAGTACCTGTGTTTAACATAATAGCGTCAAGACCAATTGCTTCGTCAGCACCGTCTGTACCTGCGCTATAGAAACGCAACCAACCGTCATGCACGTCTGTACCGGTATCGATAGCAGCGATGTCACCTGTCGAACCAGATACTGTAATAGTCTTGTTAACTACGTCAATACTAGAAACAACCACGGCTCCGTCTGTATTCATTGCTGTTCCGCCTGTCTTATAGACGTCAAGAGCAGCACCTTCCAGTGGAGTCCACAAACCAGCAGACCATTGGCCTGTTGCGAAAGCAAGAGTTGTGTGTGTTGTATCTACATTGGTAGATGTGTTAATTTGACCAAGACCTGTTGGAGATTGACCATACAATAGGGAAATTTCAAGTCTACGACCGAAAGATTCCATTGCGTCGCCCATTACCAAGTCAACAGCATTACGGAACGAATTGACATTGTCAGAACGAGCCACTGCTTCATACGAAATACCAGACTGTTCCAAAATAATGAAACCGTCGACCACAGCGTTCTGTGTCTTCATCGAAGATGCTGGGTTAAGAGAGAAAGTACCGTTGTTTGGACGGCTATATGTGAAACCTTGTTCCGAACGAACGATAACTGGTTGGTTATATTGATTACCTAATAGGTAGTCACGTCCTTGGAATTTAATTGCACGAGTAAGAATCGATTCTTCAGGAATCAAATTCTCGATTTTGTCTGCGTAGGCTTGTTTAAATAGGCCATTCAGATCTGTAGTTGTTGTGCTTGCCATAATATATTTCCTTTATAAAAATTGGCATAAAAATATTGAATAAAAGTAAACCTATACTTATACTCGTTACACTTACGCATTTCTCTATTTAAGGATTGGCCGCAGCGTCCATTCATTAGATGAATGTGTATCAGTTAATCGCTTGAGATTACCTATCGGGTCTCAAGTGATATTCGTTTTATTTATCTTCTGATACTTTTTTAGCATCTATGTGTGCTTGAATCTCTGCCATTACTTTAAGAAGTTTATCATATAACGCGCCAACATATGTTAGTTCTGCTGCACTCCAAGTTCCTCTTTTAGTAGATGCTTCTATCAGAGCCGATAGATTCTTTAGATCATCTGTTGTTAAATTTGCGTCTATTGTGATTTGTTTTTCTTCCATTTTATTTCCTTCTATAAGTTACTGTCATTGTTTCTATTTCGAATAAGTCACTATATGTACTATCAGTTGGTATTACATCCTGTGGTGCATATATTTTAGGTAGTTTATCTACTTCTTCAAATAGTACATCTTCGAAATCGTTTATTACTTCTGATCCTACACGAAATGCTTCTGTAATACCTGCCATAGTTTTATCAGTCATATCTCGTTGATGTGTACTAAAGTTATCTAACACTCCTTGGCACATAGTATGGCAACTATTGACTTTGCCACTTCCTTGCCTTGGAATGTTAGGATTGGTATGAGTTAGTCTATCACCTTCCTTAATGCCTTCTTTAATACACGCTTCTGCTACTTGAACAAGTGTCTTACACTGGTTTAACACCCATTTAGTATCTTGACTGAGTGTTTGCCTATAGTTAGCATTACTATTTGTTTCTATTGATTTATACGGTATCTTTTTTGTCATATTGTTCTATCTCCATTCTTGCGTTGTTTGTTCTTGCTAATAAGTCTATAAACATAGTTGATGCTATGTCTTTATTAAATGTTACTTCTATCGGTCTATATACACTAATAAATAAATTCCAATTTCCACTATTATCTACTGTAAATGCTATTGATCTAGGTAGGTACATAAAATTATCTGTTAGTAGTTTTAATGTCATATCTAACAGTGTATCGACTGATCGTATTTGATCCATCATACCAATCACTATATGTATGATAGAAAAGTGTTCTCCTACCATCGATTCTTCTACCAATGCCGTATCTAATCGTTCAATCAGTGCTACTGCTTTAGGTGGAAGTTGCTGTTTAGGATAGTTTGTTTTCTTTTTGAATATGTTTAGTGGGTTCATTTGTGTGACCATATCTTTGCTGTTACTAATAATAATGCTGCTACGAAAAAGAAGGTAGAGAGCATCATTTCGCTAATCCTATTAATTTTCTAACTACTAGATATTCTTCCCAGGCCGACTTGAGTGATTCGTGCTTTTCCATTTCGTTTCTGGTAGGACCGTCCTGTCGTTTGGTTGATTCTAAATAGTCAATTCGTTTGTCAATATCACCCCTAAGAGCATATAATTCATCTATTGGGAATCTATTCACATCCATTTTAAATCCTGTATTATAGACATAATCCTGTGGATTGGCCGATATCATTGTTCCTGTTGGTAGAGTTGTAAATACGGATTGTGCGGTATTATGATTATATAGTGTTGACATTTTGTTCTTCCTGTTCTTTTGCTGCTTTGCGTTTTAATACATTTGCTTTCTGATTATCTAGAAATGCTCGTTTTTGTTCAGGGGTCATTGAAGCATACTTTCTCTTGCTATATTCCCTCTGATACTTCAACACTTCTTCTTTGCGTTCATCGGATAGTGCGGCATACCAGTCTTTGTGATTTTGGCGTCTTTCTTCTGTCTGCTCATATTTCTTTTGTGTCTTCTTTACTTTGTCTGGATTACGTCTTTGCCAATCCCTAACACGAACAATGTGTGCTGCCATTGATTCTTCTTTTGTGGCATAGATTTTATTTACAGCACAGTCCTTAACGCCTTCAAATAGTTTAGTGAATGGGCCTGGTGCTACTTTTTTAGTGCAGGCTAAACACCATCCATCTGACATTCGCCTAATATTCTTTCCATCTGGGCCTATATGGCCATTCTTTTTACACGGGTTACCATAGCGAAGTGACTCGCCCGGTACATCTTCAAACTTTACTACTTTCATATTAATCTCCTATTAGTTGTTTTACTTGAACTTCAAATATTTCCTCTGGCGTTGCTCCCGCCTTTATCATGTTATCTATCACTCTTTTGTCTCTCTGTCTTTTGTTTTGCTTTGCTTTTATTTCAGGTGACCATTCCGCCCATTGACGCTTATATCCGCCTGAATCACGAAACTTATCATACCAAGTTCTATCATAGTTCGCCATCTTCCTCCTCTACCACATAACTAAATCCATCTTTGTTTCTTGCTAAACGATAAGATAGATAAGATAGGTCTACTCCAAGTGCTGCTGCCGCTATTTTAAGTGACGGAAACTTTCCTTGAGGTGTGTTGATAGCAGTACCTTTAGGACCAGGTTTAGCGACTGCTTTATATGGGCGTTTCTGTCTAACGCCGTCCACAATGATACCCCTATTATAACTTGTTGTTTTTACTTTTGTCAATTTATACTTGACGATTGCTTCGTTATCGGGGTTCACTATAACTTCTTCTATGTATGGTTTAATTGCTTCTATAAAGTCTTTCATTTACTTTTACTCTATTATTTATCTTTATTGTTGTGATTAAGGGCTTATATTGGTTCTTTTTAGTATTTACATTTCTGCCACATATTAAGGGTGTTTTGTTGGTTTGTTGATAAATATTGTTGTAAATAGTATAATACTTACACAAGGAGATTGCTTATATGACGCAATACAAACCAAATTTTAAAGATTCTCGTGTATCTACACGAATTAAGAAAGCACTTGGCTTCTCTCGTGGATGTCTAAGTGAAACCACATCACATGCATGGTCAACCAGATATCTAGATAGATATTTAGGAAGACAAGATAATAGTTTAGGTAACTGGCTTCGTAAACATCTAGTGACTATCACTAATCAACATTATTCGAAAGACACTGCTCTATGTAAAGAGTATATGTTAAACAAGTATGGATACGAATATGTGCGAGATTGTGTAAGTGGCTTAACTGACTTATCGATGAAACAGTGGAGAGAGATGTATGAAGATAGAACTAAACAATCTCTGCGAGACTTAGTAGAAGTGAGTGACGATACTGAATTAAATAATAACCCACTACTATCCCCTAGTGTACTACATCTCCAAGAAACTGATTTACATCTTGTTACTTCATGGGTTAAAGACGAATTCGGAAAAGAGTTAGACACGAAAACATTTGTATATGAAGATAAAAGTAATCGTCTATGGCACCCAATACAGAATGTAAGAAAGAACTATAAGAAAACAATATTCTCGGAAGCAGGCATGAAGTATCAATATGACATACAATGCTGTGCACCAACACTAATACATCAATACGCACAGAGATGCGATATGGATCTCTACCTATTTTCATTACGCAAGTACCTTAATAATAGAAAATTAGTTAGACATCAAATAGCAGTCGAATCAGATATTCCTGAATCAGATATTAAGATTATTATTAACGCATTGTTTAGTGGTGCTAGACTTGCGTGTAATACAGATAATGCTATCTATAAGATACTCAACTATGATACTGCTAAAATGGAGTTCCTAAAACAGATGCCATATATAGTTTCTCTAAGAGAAGATATAAAGATATGTTGGGAATATATAAAGCCAACGATGTCTCGGAGAACAATTATAGATAAGAGAAGTGGTAAAGAGAGATATCTGCCTATCACTAGTAAACAGAAATGGGGAATCTATTTCGACTTAGAGAGACAGATACTTAATTCGATGAACGAATATCTCAGCGAGACTGGCAATCAGTGTTTCTTAGAACATGACGGATGGACTTGTGTGAGAGAGATTGACGAGATTGACTTAGTAGAGCATGTACTACAAACTACTGGTTATAAAATAAAGATAGAGGGAGAGATGATTTGAGTAACAACCCACTACTATCCCCTAGTGTACTACATCTCCAATAATATGAAAAAAACATACAAGAAAACTACTAAGAAGTGCCCTAGATGCGGCAGTAACAAATTTGATGTGGGTGCAGGAAGTGGGCCTCACGTAGCACGAATAGAGTGTGCTAACTGTAAGAGATTTATGTGGTGGCTACAAAAGACAGAATACAAGTTCTTAGCCAATCACTAAGTCTGACCAATCGATCAAACGAGAGATAAATATTTTTGTAGGGGGTTCGTCATATAACCTCAATCTCCTTTAATTGGTGCAAGTCCAAACTACACAAGACCCGGCTAAGAGATTCTTTTGTTAAATGACCCCGGTATAGAAATATATCGGGGTTTTTTGTTGAGTGATAAGTAGTGTATCGAAAAGCATTTCGCCTCGATACTATTACGGTAACCAAAAGGTCCGAACTTATGTCAGAAAATATCGAAGATCCATCGGATCCTAACTTTACATTTCGCAATGGGCATTTTCAGCCTGTCGCACCAACTCCAAAAGACGGCAAACAAGGCTTCAAGCAATCCTGGAAACCAGACACGGTAGGAAACTATAAACGCGGAGTATTGGATTGGTCAGTTGATGAACTAATAGCATACAAGCAACAAGGGCATATGCCTAAACGAATACCAGATGTTGAAATGCTATTCAAATGTGGATCGTTAGGTATTTCTAAAGCCAACACTTGCCAACTATTTAATATAGGTTTAGCAAAGTTCCAAGAAAACCCCGAATGGAATGAAGCCTGGGAAAAAGGTAGAGGTGAAGTAGGAACTCGTATTAGAGCATCACTTGTTAAAGATGCGTTAGATAACGATAACCTAACTGCTAAAATCTATCTAGATAAACAACTAAGTGGCGAACAAGTCGACACAAGTAAAGTAACTATAAATGTTAATACTCAGTTAGAAGGTATTTCAACTGAAGACTTACTTAATATAACATTCACGGAAAACGATGGCGACGAAAACAGTAGCGACATCTAAAGCCGAAGTAAAGGCCGAGTTATGGCGACGTGGTCAGATCTTTTGGCTACTTAGACCACATCAGAGGCTTATATACGACAAAATACGGGAGATCTTAGCCAGCGAAGACCCTATGTTGAACAGTTATGTGATTGATTGTGCTAGACAGTTTGGCAAATCATTTATTATGTTTATGATAGCAGTTGAAAACTGCCTTAGATTACCAAGACAAACTATTGTATATGTCGGCCCACTGAAAAGTCAAGTGAATGAGATTATCAATGGACATACTTATAATGCTATGTTCCAAACTTGTCCATCCGACCTAACACCAAAGTATGATGGATCAACACTAATATTTCCAAATGGATCACGTATTAGATTGGCAGGAACTGATAATAAGAACTACTCAAACTTACGTGGCGGATCAGCACATCTAGTAATATTAGATGAAGCAGGATTTATGTCTGATTTAGATGTAGGTGTATTACCAACTGTTGAACCAATGACTAAGACTACAGGCGGAAAGGTAATATTTGCTTCTACTCCACCTGATACACTTGATCACGACTATATACAAATACTAAGGGATCACGACGAGTCAGGTCTTATTAGCACTTATACTATTTGGGATGATAAGTCACTAAACGAACAACAACTACAAAAGATTATCAATCAATGTCGTGGCAGAGATACAACAAAATTCAAAAGAGAGTATGAATGCCAAAGAATTGTTGAATCTAGCCTACAAGTAGTACCAGAACTAACTGAAGAACTAGCAAACAAACTCAAAATAAGTGTTACATATAAAGACGACCCACTATTACGTTATTATCACCGCTATATTGTAGTTGATACAGGTGTAAGGGATAAGACTGCTGTAGTATTTGCCCATTATAACTATAGAACTAAGAAAGTAGTGGTAGAAGCAACACTAGACCTACAAGGAAGTGAGTATAATACTTCCAAATTAGCAGATATGATAGTAAAGAAGCGAGATGAACTATGGCATAATGACTCTTTCGTAGGTGAATTACGCTATATTGCTGATAATAACAACTTAATTGTTATTAATGACTTGAATATTATCTATAAGTTGCCATTTATTGGCACTACTAAAGGTAGATTAGACGAAATGGTACAAAAAGTACGCGATTGGGTGTTCGATAAGCGTATTTTATTTGCTCCAGAAGCAGAAGAAGCACTAAATTGTTCCCGATTTGCTATTTGGAGTAAGTCAAGAACTGAATTTGCTCGTAGTGCTAAGTACGGGCACTATGACTTGTTAGCATCTATCACTTATCTAATTAGAAATATAAATGAACACAAAGATCCGTTACCAAGAGATGTAGTTGATAGAACAGTAATGTATGTTCCACCAACTATAAGAGCAGATTTAACTCAAGCAAGGTATGAGTTAGATAGTATATTTTATAACCCAAGAAAAGGATTAAGTTACAAATGAAAAAACCAGCAAGAATTAGATTACCAACCACAGCAAAGACGATTGAAACATTATCGGCAAAAGTAGAAGCAGTAGATATGGTAGATGGACTAATAAACCGCAACTTTGAATTAGAAGAAGTTCACGCAGTATTAGCACCGCTACTTTACGCACTAAGTATGAAACTTTATACAGATGACACACCTGTCACTCTAAGTAAGTTAGTACAAGATAGTATTGAATGGATTAATAAGGGAGAAGTACAATGAAAAAAGAAGTAACAACAGCAAAAGGAAAGTTTTATCGTTTAGTTAGAGCAGAACGCAATATGTTCTCTGTCGAAACAATAACGATAGAAAACGACAAAGTAGTAAGTATTAATAAGACAGAGGAAACCTATTTGCCGATCGCATTTGACAAACTTCGTCGTGCTACAGCAGAAATGTTTTTCGAAGCAGTAAAGGAAAACGCAGAATGAAAATCGATATAAATGAAGAAATTATAAAGACAGAAGAAAAGATCAAAAATCTTGAATCTGTACCAGTAACTACACGCAATGCTAATGATCAGTTCGCAAAAGACTTAAAAAGACTTAAATCGCTGTTATCTGCATACAAAAAGATGAAGGACTTAAACGGATGATTTACATATCAATAGCACTTACGTTATCTGTTGCTATCGTAGCGTATCTTGTTAACAAATGGCTTGATCAGCGCCAGCAAGAGATAGACTATAATCACCGCATAAATACTGATGCCTCTATGCAGGCACTCACTGGGCCTCTCGAAGAACAAATCAAGAAGTTTGACGATAGGATCAACAATACTTGGAGCGTCACTAGTTCTCTCAAACAAGAATTAGACGCACTAAAGTTATCAGTAAGTCTTAAAAGGTAACACTTAAATGGTAGATAATAATACAAATGCAGTTCCATATGATGAAGAATATTGGGCTGCGAGCGATACAAGAACGTGCGGGGATGAAGTTCTAAAACGATCCCAAGATTACTGGACATTTTGTCAATCGAAGGGCTGGTTTACGCTCTGGAGACGCTTGTATTATGCGTACAATCCAAATCGTTATTCCCTAGCACAAACAATTCAATCAGGCGAATCAAATGAATATCGTACAATTAAAGTCAATCACTTTCGTAACTTACTTGAGCATATTCAAACTTTAAGTATTACAGATAGACCAGCCTGGCAACCACAGTCAGTCAACTCTGATTCAAAGTCACAGAAACAAACTATTATTGCTAATGGTGTGCTTGACTATATGATGAGAGAAAAACGTGTAGAACGACACCTGAAAGATGCTACTAGAAACGCACTATTGTTTACAGAAGGATTTGTATCCGAATGGTGGGATAGTGACTCCGGCGATGCTATTGCTACTGATCAAGAAACTAATACTACTAAACACGTAGGTGATATCAAGTATTCAAGTCACGAACCAGTTGACGTTATTCGCGATCCTAACTTAAAATCCTTCAATCAAAGATCCTGGGTAGTATTAAGAACATATGAAAACAAATATGATCTAGCAGCAAAGTATCCAGAATACAAAGATGAGATAACAAGCCAGCCCTCTGGTATTACTATTAAGAATCACTACCTAGGTGGTAACTTCTTAGATAAGTCGAATCAATCAGACCAAATTCCTCTCCTTACTTTCTATCACGCCAAGTCAGCAAGTTGCCCAGAAGGCCGCCAAATGACTTTACTTACAGACGGAACTATCTTAGTTGATTCAATTCTTCTATACAAACACATTCCAGTTCACCGTATTGTAGCAAGTGATCAGGTAGGTACACCAATGGGTATGTCAGTATCACAAGACTTACTCCCATTACAAGAAATGATAGATGCACACTACACAACAATTCTGTCTATTAATGAAAACTATGGCATACCAAAGATTCTATTACCGATAGGATCACAAGTAATGGCTGATAGTTTAAGTGCTGGCTTCCAAACAATCAGTTACAACCCACAAGGTGGTAAACCTGAAATCTTAATGATGCCAACTGCACCAGAAGGTTTATTCAAAGCAATGATTCAATTACAACACGATATGGAAACAATTAGTGGTGTGAATAGTGTAAGTAGAGGAAACCCAGAAGCATCATTACGCAGCGGATCAGCACTAGCATTAGTTCAATCTATGGCTATTCAGTTCCACGCACCATTACAACAATCATATATCCAACTGTTAGAAGATGTCGGCACTGCCACAATACAGATTATGCAGGACTATGCTGACTCTCCACGTATTATTCAAATTGCTGGTAAGAGAAACAAAGGCTTGATACAACAATCTTTCAACAACAAAGATATTGACGGTATTAGTAGAGTACAAGTACAAGTTGGCAATCCATTGAGTAAAACAGTAAGTGGTAGATTAAGTATTGCTCAAGACTTATTACAAAATAAGATTATCACCAACGCTGCTGAATACTTAATGGTATTAGAGACAGGCGAATTAGAACCACTCACACAAGGACCAACATTAGACTTACTAAACTTAGCAAGTGAAAATGAAATGCTCCAAGACGGACAACAAATACCAGTTCTCTTCACCGACAATCACGTACTACACATACAAGAACATTCTAGTATAGCAAGTGATCCTATTATTAGAAGTAATCCAGAACAGTTTGGTATTATCGCCCAACACATAATGCAGCACATTCAAATGTTGAGTGATCCAGACTACCAGAACTATAGAATGTTAACTAACCAACCATCTATTGCACCAGTCGGAGCCCAACCCTCCGCCACTATGCCACCGGGCACACCACAGGTAGGAGGACCTGGCCCCGCAGCCACTAGTTTAAGTGCAGCAGGAGGACCAGTTAGTCAAAATCCACCCTCTGGCCCAAACCCAACCAATGTACAACAAATGGCTGGAAATGTTAAGCAACCCCAAATGCCAGTTAATGCCCTAACTGGTAAGAGAGAAATGTTATAAACTAGCATAACAATACTGAGGTAATCTATTGCTAGATAGACCCTCACTTCCACAACGATAAAGGAAACAATCAATGGAAAACAATGAAGTAGCAACACAATTGGTAGACAACGCATCCGAACCAAACGCAAACGGCGTCCCTGGTTCCCTACCTGGCGAAACTAAAACTGAAACAGTAGCCCGCCTATACAAAGTCAAGGTAGACGGAGTTGACACCGAAGTCGATGAACAAGAACTACTAAAAGGATATACTCACTCCAAAGCCGCATCTAAGCGTATGGAAGAAGCAGCCCTCACAAGAAAGGAAGCCGAACAAGTATTAAAGATCTTCAAAGATGATCCCAAACAAGCATTTAAGTTATTAGGTAAAGATGCCCGAGCATTTGCTGAACAAATTATCAATGACGAACTATCCGACGCATTACTAAGTCCCCAAGAACGAGAACTACGCGATTACAAAGCAAAGGTAGAAACATATGAATCTGAAAGACGAACTGCACAAGAAGAATATGAAAAAGAACAAATGGAAGCAGATGTCAACAAACAGGCTGAATCTATACAGGGCGAAATTATCACTGTGCTCGAGTCATCAGGCCTACCTAAGACTGAACGCACAGTTGGTCGTATTATCTACTATATGCAGACTGCACTAGCAGCAGGATATAATGTTACTCCAAGTGATGTTATTGATCAAGTCAAAGCCGATTATAAGTTTGATTTGAATGCTATGTTAGGCGGATTACCAGAAGAAGCACTTGAAGCCTTTTTAGGAAAAGACTTAATATCACGTGTGGCAAAGAGTACTGTCAAGACAGCAGCAGTAGCAAAGACTAATGTGGTAGATAAGAGTGTTAATGCCAATAAAGGCGATAAGTTAACTGCACACCAAAAGAAGTATATTTCGCCAAGAGAGTTTTTCAAGAGTAATAGATAATACCTATTTAGAATCACTCAAGCCCTACTTAGATAGGGCTTTTCACGAATGCATTGACTTTAATTACGGTTTACTGCTATAATGTACGTTGCAAGGGAATACTATGAAACTCAATACAGCAGTAATTAAAAATAATATTGGATTTGAAAATCCTAACCTACCTAAAGCCTATGTAGACGAAGTCAATAAGATATGGCAAGAGTATGCTAAGGCAATTGGGTTTGATGCTTTAGATGGTTTTAGGCAGGACATTCATTATGGTTCCTTTTTACATAGGTTAAATAGTGGTCGGTAGAATTTGTAGTTACTGAGGAAAGGTAGACCAAGATGGTTTACAAGGTAGAATTACCTAAGCCCCTCCGCCCGAAAGCCGCGCCTAAGAAGCACGCTCTACCCCCCACCCCTACCTATCCCACTGGCACCACTCCCGATAGAGTTTCTACCATAATCCGTGAAACTCTATCTACCATAGTTCGAGAAAATCACGTGGTTAAGGGCAAGATTCGGCCACCATCGAGATCAGAGTTTCGATAGAGTATCGCTGGCATTAGCGAGACATAATGCCGTACTAGATTCGCCATAATTTGTGGTCTCTATGTGTGCGGCATACGCTATAACATAGTACGGCAGAGCCCGGTTGAAACCCTACCTAGATAGGTTGCTTGACTATTGAGCAATAGTGCGTTATAATGTATAATGGAGCCACGACTTGGTAGAAATTGAAACCCAGTGCCAGATAGAAACCCTATCGAACAGTGGTGCCAGGTTCGGCTATCGAACAGTGGCTTGAGTGATACTCTATCATTAAGGTAGAGTATAGAGAATATCTATTAGGAGACGAAATGGTTTAGAGAATATCTATAGAGTATCGATAGGATATCTTGGTAGGTCAAGATAGTTTGGCACGAGAGTTTCAGAGGGCAAATACCCTATCTTTCAAGGGTATCTACCTAGAGTATCAACCGTAATCAACCATAATAGACAATGCCTATTAGAAACATCAACATAATAGGAAGTATAAAATCCTCAGATATTAAGGGCTATAACTCTTCTAGAAGACTTTCTATCTAATTATCCGTACACATATTCTATAGGTACAGTGAATGTTCCATATCCTTCGCATTTCCAGGTAGATAATTTCACTTCAACAAAGTGCTTAATTCTATCTAGTGAGTTTTCGTCTATCTTTGGAAAGGCTATAACACTATGATATGAAACTTCAGAAATGTTGCCGTCTCGCAAACTAACTACTGCTACGAGAGAAACTTTGCCTTCGTATCCCATATAATCGAATAGTATTATCTTACGCCAGCATCTTGCAGGGTTTATCTTTTCAAGTCGGCGCTGTTCGTGCTCTGCTACAGTGCGTTGAAAGGCCACTTCTCTATCGTGGCGTTCTTGAATGTCTTGTTTCTTCTTTTCTTCTGCCTTTGCTATTAAAGCAAGGTTTTCTTGTTCTTGTTCTTGTATTGCCAATCGTTTTCGTTCATTCTCTTTGGCTATCTTATCGAGATGTTCTTGCGCGGCGAGTTTCTTTTGTTCTTGTTCTTTGATGTTCTTCGCTATCTCTAACTCCATATCAGTTTGATACTTGAGAAGGGCGGCGTCTTTTTCTTTTCTATATTGTAAGTCGCGAATTTCTTTTGCTTCTAAGCGAACTGCTTCTTCTCGCTTTAGTTTCACATAGTCGTCTTTGAAATACTGTACGCAATACAAGCCAGTAAGCATTATCAGAATAATGCCGATAGTCTTGCTTGTTTTACCGATTAGGAAGGCTGCGAGGGCTGCTACTAAGGTAGACAGCCAGGCTATAAGCCATTTGATGGACATATTAGACTTTCGGAGTTGCAGGAACTTCTTTGTTGAAGAAGCGATCAATCAAGTAACCAGCAATGGCTGTGAGTACGATTGCTAAGAGACGTTTCTTGGTAGTGGATTTCATCTGGGTCTTTCTATGTGTGTTGTATAGTGCTGTATTGCTGCCTACCTATGTATTGTAATACAGATAGGATGTTGTGTCAATCGGGTAAGCAGCCTCTAGGCGTATAATAGCACTCATCTTGCTGTTGCGGTGCTGTTGCTTGTGTAAGCACTTGGTCGGCAATGATGGTGGGGATTGTATTACACGCTTGTAATGAGAGCATAACGACTCCCACGAGTATCAGGATGTATTTCATTTTGCTTTGTATGCTGCGCGGCGGGCGGCATTGCGGGCTTGACGTTTGTATTCGAGTCGCTCTTCTTCTTTAAGTTCTTCCGCACGATCTTCACGCTCTTGCATCCAAAAGCAGAACTTCGAAAATATAAGCATCACTATCGCTAACATTATAAGACCAAACATAATAAATCCTTTGTTGCTATGTGTTAATTATACTCTATTTAGCACGGTTTGTCAAGCGGTTTAGATAAATACTTATATGGCAGAGACTATTCGAAGACCGTTCGTTCATTTGGTTTTGCCGTGGTCGGTGCTAGCCTCGCTTGTTGTTTCTTCCTGTGTCAGCCGTACAATACACGGCAGTTGGTGCGAGGCAGTAGGATTTCAATCTACCTATTCTCTATAGAAATTTATTCAGGAAACGCCACGCAAATATGGGAATTTTTGGAAAATACTTTTGCTATTCCAAAAAAACCAGGTGGCCCTCTCGGTTTTTATTTGATCAAGTCAAGATCAGTTATTCTGTTTTCTGAATTAGTTTGTGCTCTACCTTCAGGGGTAGACTGTAACTTCATCGCATCTTTTCTCTTCTGATCTTGTTCTGCTTCTGCTGTAGAACTATCGATGTTTGTAGGTTCATTATTTGGGGTCACTAAATCAGCACCGGTTCTAGCAGCACTAAAATAGTTAGATAATGCGCCAAATGGACTAGATGATCCACCTGTTAGTTCTTGTGCGTCTTTAGTTACGGCTTGAGTACCTAACTGATTCAATACTCCACCTACTTCGGAAGCACCAGCATTCAATAACTTAGTAGGTAGTCCGGATGCGGCAACCTTACCTGCTACACGAGTACCAAGTTCACCTAAGAATTGTCTACCTGCACTATGAGCACCAACTGCTGCTCCACCTAATGCGGCAGTGGTAGGATCAACTGGATTACCTGCTAGATAATTTATACCTCCACCAACTACTCCACCAACTACTCCTTCACCGGCAGTCTTAAGTCCTTCTTTGCCTATTCGAGACCAGGTAGGTTGTGTTGCTTCGATTCCTTCAAGTACCATGTTGCCTTTATTCTTACCTGAATCTATCGTAAGATCAGATACTTTTATTGCGTTAGGTCCTTTTTCTTTCATTGATGTAACAAACTCTTTTGCTTGTTGAATTACAGAGGTTCCTTCTTTCTTAAATTCAGACTCTGTAGAACCAAGTATCTTTTCTAATTGTTTCTTCCATTCGTGTGGTTTATTCTTTAATAAATCTTCTACACTTCTTGCTGCATTTGACTTAGTTACAGTTTCGACTGCTTTATCAACACCCCTGATTGCCATTGTTGGTGCAGTAGATAATACTCCACCAATGGTTCCACCGGCTGCTACGTCTCTCGCTAAATCATACCCTTCCTTATTACTGTTACCATAAGCATCAACTGCACCCATTGCTGCGTTAGTTGCTCCTTGTCTTAATAAAGAACCACCGGCAGTTGCTAATGTAGCAGGTAATCCACCTACCATATTACTTGCTAGACTTACTGCTGGGTGTGCTTGACTTGCTTGTCTATTAGCATCAAGATAAGTTTGTAGATTATCTTTGAAGTTACCGGAATTTAATGCGGCACTAATGCGTGGTGCTAGACCAAATGTTGCGCCATTAGCGAATCCTCGTACTACTGCGTCACTTGTTGATCCGGGCTGAAACCATCCAGGTTCTTCTGTTGGTGCGTCTGGTGTTTTCTTTGGTGCTACATAATTGTCTAAGTCTAGTGCCATATATTACCTATTAAGTTCGTTTATTTCTACAAAGCCTTTCTTCTTAAGACCGGTAACTTTGTCTGGACTTGCTAATCCGCGTTCACCTGTTTTTGTATTATACAGATAAACCTTAGACTTAGTTTGCGTGTCGTCAAATCCAGTAGCAGTACCTTTCTCTTGAATATACTTTGTATATGCTTTTTGGCGATCTTCTTGTCTTGCTACTTGTTCGTTTAGTGTCAACAATTCTGTCTGGAATGCGGTAGGACTCAAAGACATAATTCTTTGTACTTCGTCATCTACCTTGACAGCAGGTGCTCCACCGGCTGCTGCGTATGCTGATCTAGCATTAGCAAGAGATTGAATAGCAACTTTAATTCTTTCACTTTCGCCCGGTGTTACTTTAGCAAGCCACTCTTGTACTCTACCAGTAGCAGGGAATTTATTACTTGCTCTATCAGCAGCAGTTCGTTGAATAAGGCTACCAGTTAAGGCATCAATACCATACTTACTAGCAATAGCACTTTGTACTCTACCATTAGCATCTTCTGCTGCTCCTGCTGTTTGTGCGCCTGTTACTAATGGAGATGGTTGAGCAGTTATTCCACCTACACTAATACTTGTATTAAGTCCTGGTGGTAGTTTTGTTCCGCCTTCTGTAACTGTACCAAGTACCTTTGTACCAAGTCTAGTTTGTGCTGCTCCAGCAACATTATGCTCGCCAATACCTTGTCCTTGTGCGGCAACTCCGTAAGATTGTGCTGTTTCTGCCTTAGTCTTTTGTGCGTCTAATGCTGATTTTGCTGCTACAGCGATTGGTCCTGCTTCAATACCGGTCATTGTGTCTGGTACTAATTGTTTTACTTGATCATCAGTATATCCAGCCATCTTTAATTTATATCGAGCATCGTTGCGAACAGCGATACTGTTAGGCGATTTAGCATCCATTAATGCTTGTGTTACTTGAGTATTAGCGCCTTGGCCAACTAATTCTAACTGTAGTTTCTTCTGTGCTAATTGTGCTGCTTTAGCATCGATATCGAATTTGCCAGACTTTTCAAGTTGTCCTATCACTTCTCCTGCTGATAGTAATCCTTGTTTGTATAACTCAATACCACTCTTAGCAAACTCTTGTTCTCTTGTTACTTTACCAGTAGTTTGATATTTGTCCATTTCATCACGGGCTTTTTGTTGTGCTTCATATGCGTTAACAACTTGTTCTCCACCCATACCCATTGCTAGTTGGCCGGCTGATTGTCCTGGACGATTTACTGCTGCTCTACGAGCATATTCTTCTTCTGCTGCTTTTTGTTTAGCAGTGTTGCTACCATAATCAGCCAATGCGAATTGTTTATGTAATGTATCAGTTGGATTAATATCACCATACGCATTTTGTGCGATAGTACCATTTGCTGGATTTAGGTTTCCTGGCTTTGCTACTGGTGCAGTATAAGTATCGGGCACCTGTGTAGATACATCTTCTGGTGGGGATGTAGTTACTGGTTGTCTTTGTCCTGCTATTTGAACAGTTGGTAAAGCAGGCTTATTTTGGCTGTCTTTTATTTGTGTAGCAGTTTGAACTACAATCTTAGCCAAGTCGGTAGGATCCATATCTTTAGCGGCAGGATCAGAATTGATAGCCTGTGTATAGATATCCATAATACCGGCGTCAGTAACACCCGGTACACTTTGCTTTACTGCCTGTACAAATATACTAGGCGGCATCATTAAGTTATTTGCCATTTTTCTTTCCTTCTAACTTTAATAGTCTTTCGTGTTGATTACTTAGAACTGCGAGTGCTTTTCCAAGTGCAGGAGTACCTTGTACCATTTTTCCTGCTGGCGTATTTACTACTGAACCCATTCCTTTTTCCATATCCTGAGCCATTACACCTTGTTGAACTGGATTCTTCTTATCGCCTTTGTATCTATACTTATAGGCCGTCATGGAAGCCATCATCTTATCGATATCGTCATTAGACATTTCTTTCTTATCAGTCTTAAGTTTCTTATCGCTTAACCAATCTAACCATCCAGTATCAGTAGCAGTATCACCTAAGTTTTCAAGTGGACCTGTTCCGTTAAATGCTGAACCAAATGCGTCTGCCGCAGTTGTTACACCTGCACCAGCATTTGGAATAGATGCCCAGTCAACTATGTTAGAAACTTCAGCAGCAGTTGCTGGTGTAAATACTCCATTTAGGAATTTACCAACTTTCTCTACCCCGTTCACTACTGTCTTAACTAGGCCACCTGCTCCACCACTACCGTTGATTAAATTACCGAGTGCATCGAGTTGCCCTGTTGTATTGGCAGTTTGTGCTTTACCTAAGTCTACCAAGTTCTTACCTGCTGCTACTTGTGCTGCGGCTGCTGCTTTGTTTCTATCTAACTCGTTTGTAAATGCTTGTTGTGTAGTTTGTAGTGGCATCATCAATTGTTGATTTTGTATGCCAACATTCTTACCAGCAATTTCATTTGCCATATTAAAGTTTGCGGCGTTTGATGCTTGTGTATGTGCGGCGTTTTGACTTGCTGCGGCATTAGTAGCGGCGGCGTTTTGTTGATTAACTGTATTAGCAGTATTGAAATTAGCCAAGTTAGCCGCTTGTTGTGCTTGTGCGTTGGCTGCACTTACTGCGTTCTTTGCTTGTGTATTAAATTGATTAATTACATCTTGTGCGTTGGCTTTCTGTGCTTCTTGTCCAAACAGTTGTTGATTTAAATTTGTATTACCAGTTAGTCCTGCCTGAATTGCTTGTAATGCTCTTGCTTGGGCGGCTTGTGCCACATTAGCACCTGCTGCGGCATTTGAGTTAGCAGTGCTTTGAACACCACTTAGTCGTGCTGCTAATTCAGTACCAGTACCTGCATTACCCTGCATCTGTAATTGTTGAACTTGTGCTGCTCGTTGTTGTGCTGAGTTAGCATTGGCTTGATCCATTACGGAAGCAAACTGTGCTCTATCAGCCTCAGTTAAGCCTTTGTTCTGTCCAATCTCCGCTAGTTTCTCTAATGCTGCTCTAGCACCTTGTATAGTAGCCGGATCAGAATTGACTCCTGTCATTGCTGTTGCTGCTTGTTGAGCGGCTTCGAATTGTGCTGGCTCCATTCGACCCTGTACCTGAGCCATCATTGCTTGGTACTGAGCAGGTGTCATCGTTCCTTGCTGTACTTGTAATTGAAGTTGCGGGATCAATGCTACTAAGTCAGGCAATGCCATTTCAGCAAGTGACTTACCGGCATTAGTTAGGAAGTCTTGTGCGTCTCCTAACGCTCCTCCACTTAAGAAGTTACTTAATCCACTGAATATATTTGGCATTATTCTTTTCCTTTAAGTGTGACACGGCCGTCTTTAATGTGTTCATATAGTTCGTCTAATTTCATAGCCTTATAAACCATATTCAAATGACGTCTATCTTTAATCTTTTCTATCTCGTGTGGTGATAGACCCATATGTAATGCGTAGTGACGCAATGCTTTTAATATTTCGGGTTGCTTTTGTGGATCTTCAAAATCCGGGCAAACATTTCTTATGTCGTGACGCATATTATTTCCTTCCAATCCAGTATAGAACTGGTTCAATTATATTTCGTAGTAACTTATGTACCGGACGACGATATTTACCTGCTAATTCTGCTTGAATATCGATAGTGCGATTTACTGCGATGTATTCCAATACTTTTCTTACTTGTAGATGTGACCAGCCGTTACCTTGTTTGTAAGCATAATCAACAAGTGGTAGAAATACTTTATGATATCCTACCTGATGCTCTGGTTTTAAGTGTGTAACTGCGTATTTGATCCATACTTTGTTTTCATTATATGGTAGGCCATACATATCATTCATTGCTGTACAGATAATCTTGCCACCTCCACCCCCGCCACCTTCTCCGCCACCTTCACTTACTGATCCTGTTTGGCCTTCACTTGCTCCAACCGATACACTACCTGGACTATCGCCTGGTGCATCACCTGGACTCACACTTACTGATGAACTTGCGTTATCACCGGTAGAAGCAGATAAACCAACATCGCCTGCTGGTGCGGCACTTACTGCTCCTGCGGCATCTAATCCACTTGTTGCTGCCATACCTTCTGCTGCGGCCGCTGCGGCTGCTGCGTCGGCATTTGCTGCTACACCTTCTTGTGAGTCTGCTGTATTGGCTGCATTAGTGGCTGCGGCATCTGCTGCTGCGGCATCTTCACCAACTATACCGTCTGCTGTTGCTGCTGCGGAAGGACCTGCTGGACCAACTGCTCCTGGCTGACCATTTGTTGCCATACTATTGCCAATTGCTTGGCCAATTGCGGCACCAACTACTGCTCCGACAGGACCTGCTACTGCTGCACCTATCATTCCGCCAATTGTTCCACCCGTATTAGTGCCTGTACTCACTGCTGCGCCAGACATACTATCACCAATGGTAGAACCGATACCTGTTGTACTTAATCCATTTAATCCATTAATACCTAACGAATCTGCTACTGCACCTGATAACCCACCAGTGCCGGTGCCAGAACTATTACCACTATCAGAACTACTAGCGCCAGGACCAACAGACTCACCTGG